TGCTCTTTTGATTCAAGATATTGTTTAAATGTTAATTTATTCGACATATGTCAACATATTTATTTCAGAACATAAAAAAGCCCGCCGAAGCGGGCTTTTTCATTGCTTTACTTGGTTATCGATTATGCAAGTTCGATGTCCGTTAAGGAAATCTTGCCGTAGTAATCAGATGAGTTACCAAGAGAGGTTTCAGTGCGTGTGAACACAGCCTTACCATAACGTGTCATTAAGCTAACGACAGGTTGGAATGTGACTGGGTTGACGATAACACCAGAGCTCATCAAAGGAATGTATGGGCAGTAGAAGTAACCAACGTCTGTCTCACCATTGCCGCCCTTGTAGCCAACGAGGATTGTGTCGCTGACAACAGGAACTGTTGGGGTAACGCCGAGGTCAACACCAGCACCTGCCTGATTCCAGAGGTAGCTGTAAACCTTAATTGTACCATTCAATGTACCAACCAACATTGTGTTGTTTGGACCCTTGAAGGAACCATCAACCGCAGGGGCAAATACGCTCTTTGCAGCTGCCTGGAGAAGTGTAACGCCAAGAGGAGATACAACGATCCAGTTGCCAGCACCACGACGGGTCTTGCGTGCAATTTCGTTTGCTACTCTGTTGATGACGATACCAAGGTTTGCCAAACGATCGCCAACGAATGCTGGCTGATATGTTGGGCCACCATAACCGGCGCGGCTTGCATCGAATGTATCAACTGTACCTGCAAGTGCGATAAGGTCTGTCAAGATTTCTTGGTCGATTTCTTGAACGATCTCTGCACTCAATGCCTTTGTCATCTCAGATTCAACATCAAGACCATGCTGGGCATTCAAGTCCTGCATTGCCTCGATTGTCCAACCTGCCTGCAACTTACGGCTTCCTGCTTCAACAGCCTGGCTCTTGATGTCCAATGTCATCTTACGACCACCGGAACCCTCAAGGAATGAACCAGAGCCACCAAAGAGGCTACCTGCATGACCAGGATGGCCGAAGAGAGATGTCTCGGCATATGGGCCGAACTGGGAAACATCATGTGCTGGGAGGCTAGAAGGCCATGCAACACCTGTTGAATCTGTACCTGTGATACCAGTAACGGCAGGAGCTGCCAAACCGGATGCACCAGGAATTTGGTTAGCAGCAGGATTTGGTGCGCCACCAGAATACCACTGACGGATTGGGGATGCGTTGCCAAAAACTTCATCACCGGCTGCGATAGCGGCTGGCAATCCAAATGGATTTGGATGTGAAGTACCGGCTACTGCCTCTGCGTAGCGATAACGGAGTGTATAAACAAGCCCGACTGGGCCGCTCATTGGCTGAACGCCGACGAGCTCTGTTGCGATTGTACCAGGAATGACACGGCGGATCATTGGGATCATGATCTTTCTGAAGCCGGCGATATCGTGCGCCTGTACTGAACCTGTTACTGCGGACTCACCGAGAAGGTAGTTCTTCTGATTCTCGAGCAATGGAGCGACAACTGATTGCTTAGAAGCAGGAAGACCTTCAAGGAGAGCGGCCTTTGTTTCTGACCAATTTTCAAATAACTCTTCCATAAAAATTCTCCTTTTTAATTAATACCGGCGAGACGACGCAAACGTTCAATGTTTGCCTTTGTTTTCTCACCTTCTTCTAATGTTAATGGATCTGTATCGCCTGTTGCGACATATCCTTTCTTTACATCTTCTTTTACGTCTGTTGTGCTCTCAGCAAGTACTTTATTTTCCTTCTCCGAGGTTTCATCGGCCTCACGTAAAACACGGCCAATAAAAGTCTTATATGCCTCATCCAAGCTCTCAGTATCGACGTTCTTTAAAATCGCTTCCATAACATCGCGGCTGCGGCCTGCAAGTGGCTCTAATACTTGTTCCATCTTAATCTTGCGCTCAAGTGTTGCACGCTCGCGCTCTGCGCGGTCGAGTGCTTCTTCTGCATCGGCAAGACGTTCCTGCATCTCACGGAGTGAGACTTCGGCTGTTTCTTCATCAACATAATTCGTTAAATATTCTTCAGCGAATGCTTCGAAAATGCGACGACCAAAATCATTGCGACGAACTTCTTCAAGGTCTTCGCGTAATTCTTCA